GGCCGATGTAAGCCCCGATGTCCTGTTGACGCTTGGCCCTGAGACCTTGTTCGGAGTCCGACAATTCAGCGACATCATGCCCTTTGATCGCGAGCAGGCGTTGATGGTTTGCAGGCCACGATTCAATCACTGTGCGCTTAGCAGCCGCATAGTACTCGGCCACCTTACCATCGCCAGACAGGTGCTCGGCCCGGACACCTGCTTTCCAGAAAAGGCCAGCGATCTTAGCCCACGTACGATTGGCCTTGGCCTGCACATCATCCGCTTTGGTCAATTCACTGATCGCGCCAACTGCCACGAGAGCAGCATATACGCTATCGACCTGCGAGTTGTTCAATTCGACTTTCATATCATTCCTCTTTCGGGTTTATGGTTTGCACTATTGCATCCCATACACTAGGGAAAGCCGTGTTTTTATAAGCGTTATAAGCCGAACCCACCCACACCGGACCCCCCTTGTGTGCGTTGGGACTCCGCCGCCGCGCTTTGCGCTGTGATCTGCACAAACGATGGGGGCGGTTGGGCGTAACAGCGATAATTCGATACGAATTAGGCTACGGCAATAAAAAATAAATCCCGCCAGCGGACCCCCACCCCTGCCAATATAGAAACACCCCCGGGTAGGAGTCCCTACCTCCCCTTGCAGGCGTAGATTTTTCGCGTTACATTCCGCCCACCGAAGATCTGCTTCGTGCTGCCATGATTCAATGCCCTGTTGACGAGTACGTTCCGCTGCCGACGAAGTCTGGCTCCCAGTCTGCCAAGCTCTGCTACGCGGAAATCAAAGCCAAGGCACGCGCTGCAGTGAACGCAGCCAACCTGCTGGACATCGTGGGGTACAAAGACGAGCCCGAGGATATGGAGTTCGTCCAAGCCATCACGCACAACGCGCTGCGTCGATCGGCCCAAGGCAAGGAGGTGCCCTCTGAAGAGGTCAACGCGGCCATCAGCACCCCTGCCAGTGCGCTGTTCGTTGAAAGAATCCTGACTGCCTATGACATGGAGGTGGTAAAGGACGCCAAGCGCCTGCGACACTTCGTCACGAACAAGCTCATCGTAGAGACCGAAAACGTCGATGCACGCATCCGCATGCGTGCCCTGGAACTGCTAGGCAAGGTCAGTGACGTGGGGCTGTTCACCGAGCGCACTGAGATCACCGTCAACAACCGCAGCACCGTGGAGTTGGAGACCTCCCTGCGGGACAAGCTGCGCAAGCTGATGGACGTGTCAGGTGCCGAAGACGCCAAGATCATCGCTCCGCCAATCACGCTCGATACCCCCATCAGTGCCAAAGCCATGCTGGCTGGCTCCTGACTGTGCAGCTTCTCACCGAAATCGAGATCGAGGCCCTGGCTGCCAACATCAGCCAGTTCAGCCCTGAGGAACAGACCCAGATCGCCGTCATCATCGACGAGCTTGAGCGCAGGAGACAGGCCAAACTCTGCCAAGACAGTCTGATCGAGTTCTGCAAGCACATGGACTCGACCTACGTCGTGGCCCCCCACCACAAAAAGCTGGCTGAACTGCTGACCCAGATCGCTTTCGGACACAAAGACCGCATCGCGGTGTCCATCCCGCCCCGCCACGGCAAATCGCACCTCGTTAGTACCCTGTTCCCAGCATGGTTTTTAGGCAAATTTCCGGGCAAAAAGGTGCTGATGGTCTCCCATACGGGCGATTTGGCCGTCGATTTTGGTCGAAAAGTGCGAAATATCATCGCAGACCCACGGTACGCATCGATCTTCCCCGGAATCACCCTCGCTGCTGACTCAAAAAGCGCTGGCAGATGGTCAACGAATCACGGAGGGGAATATTTCGCCACTGGTGTGGGTGCTGCACTGGCTGGACGGGGTGCTGACCTGCTATTGGTGGACGATCCGCACTCAGAACAGGACCTTTTGGCGGGTAATTTCGAAGAACTGGAGAAAACCTACCAGTGGTTTGCCTTTGGTGCACGTACACGTCTGATGTCAGGTGGTCGGATAGCTGTAATTCATACGCGTTGGCACCAAGATGACCTCATTGGACACCTGATAAAGGATGGTGCTAACAACCCCAGGGCAGACCAGTACGAAGTGTTTGAGTTCCCTGCCATCATGACGGTGAAAAAGCCCGCCGACGATGGTGAAGAGGTCACCGAGAAAGCACTTTGGCCTGAGAAGTTCGATCTAGAGGCGCTTGAGCGCACCAAAGCATCAATGCCTGCGTTCCAGTGGAACGCGCAGTACATGCAGAACCCCACCGGGGAGCAGGGTGCCATCATCCAGCGTGATTGGTGGAAGCCGTGGAAGAAGGACGACCCACCATCCTGCGAATACATCATCATGGCCCTGGACGCAGCGGCGGAAAAGAACAACCGCGCTGACTTCACAGCCTTGCTGACCTTCGGTGTGTTCAGTGATGACAACCTGACAGACGGTGCGTCGCACATCATCCTGCTGAACGCTATAAACACCCGCGTCGAGTTCCCAGAACTCAAAGATCTTGCCATTCGTGAGTGGAAAGAGTGGGACCCCGATGCGTTCATCGTGGAAAAGAAATCCAGCGGCACGCCACTGTTTCAGGAGCTTCGGCGCATGGGCATACCCGTGCAGGAGTTCACGCCGCACCGGGGCACCGGGGACAAGATCGCCCGTCTGAACGCCGTGTCTGACATCCTGCGCTCAGGGATGGTCTGGTATCCTGAAGGACGCCGTTGGGCTGAGGAAGTGATCGAGCAGTCTGTCGCGTTCCCCTACGGGTCGCATGACGACATGGTGGACTGCCTGAGCATGGTGCTGGCGAGATACCGGCAGGGCGGGTTCATCAGACTGCCAACGGACTACCGGGACGAACCGTCCTATCGCAACCGCGTTACGTATTACTGAAAGAACCTGACATGGCAACGAACTTCGACCCCGCGATGATGCCCCTTGACACTGCCCTCATGGGCGATGAGCCCGCCATCGAGATCGAGATCGAGAACCCTGATGCTGTCAGCATCGGCATCGACGGGGTTGAGATTGAACTGATGCCGGAACCTGAGACTGCGGACACATTTGACGCAAATCTTGCGGAGTACATGGACGAAGGTGAGCTTCAAACCCTGGCTTCTGAGTTGATTGACCTCGTAGATGCGGACATCAACAGTCGCAAAGACTGGACAGATATGTTTGTCAAGGGTCTAGAAGTCCTTGGCATGAAGTACGAGGAGCGTACTGAGCCGTGGAACGGTGCTTGTGGGGTGTATTCACCGCTTTTGACTGAAGCCGCGATCCGTTTTCAGTCAGAGATGATCACTGAGACCTTCCCTGCTCAAGGTCCGGTCAAAACTCAGATCATTGGAGCGGTTGACAGACTCAAGGAAGAGGCGGCAGAGCGGGTTCGTGATGACATGAACTACATGCTGACCGAGCGGATGATTGACTACAGGTCCGAGCATGAGCGGATGCTGTACTCCCTTGGCCTTTCTGGTGCTGCTTTCAAGAAGATCTACCCGAACCCGAGCACGGAACTGCCTGCTGCCCCGTTTGTACCGGCTGAAGACCTTGTGATGCCGTATGGGGCGTCAAATGTGTACACAGCAGAGCGTGTGACTCATGTCATGCGCAAAACTGAAAACGAGATCAAGAAACTACAGGTAGCAGGTTTCTACAAAGACGTAGAACTGGGTGAACCTGTCAGGTTTTTCACTGACATTGAGAAGAAAAAAGCCGAAGAGCAAGGGTATACCCTTACCGATGATGATCGGTATCAGGTATTGGAGATTCACGTAGACTGGGACATGCCGGGGTACGAAGATGAAGTTCCTTTGCCGTATGTGGTCACGGTCGAAAGAGGAACCAACACCGTCCTGGCCATCCGACGAAACTGGAACGAAGACGACGACAAGAAACTCAAGCGACAACACTTCGTCCAGTACACGTATATTCCTGGCTTTGGCGCTTATGGTCTGGGTTATATCCACCTTATTGGTGGTTATGCTCGCGCTGGCACTTCCATCATCCGACAACTTGTAGACGCTGGCACCCTGTCAAATTTGCCCGGTGGTCTGAAAAGCCGGGGATTACGAATCAAGGGCGACGACACGCCTATCGCTCCGGGCGAGTTCAGGGATGTGGATATTCCTTCGGGGAGTGTGCGTGACAACATAATGCCGCTTCCGTACAAGGAGCCTAGCCAAGTTTTGGCGGCTTTGCTCCAGTCAATTACTGAAGACGGACGGAGGCTTGCGTCGGTAGCGGACCTCAAGGTCAGCGATATGAGCGCCCAGGCTCCTGTTGGGACAACGCTGGCAATTTTGGAGCGGCAACTCAAGACAATGAGTGCTGTCCAGGCGCGGGTTCACGCTTCGCTTCGGATGGAGTTCAAGCTCCTCAAGGGCATCATTCGGGATTTCCTGCCTGCGGACTATTCCTACACGCCGGAGGGTGGTGATCGGTCGGTCAAGCAATCTGACTACGACCTTGTTGAAGTGATTCCGGTCAGTGATCCAAACGCCGCCACGATGGCGCAGCGGATCATGCAGTACCAAGCCGCACTTCAACTGGCTCAAGGTGCCCCACAAATTTACGATCTTCCTCAGCTTCACCGGCAGATGCTTGAGGTGTTGGGTATTAAGAACGCCGAGCGGTTGGTAGCAGTTCCGGAGGATCAGAAGCCCCAAGACCCGGTGACGGAAAACATGAACGTCCTGAGGGGCAAGCCTCTCAAAGCGTTTGCGTATCAAGACCATGATGCGCACTTGATGACGCATCAGTCGTTTATGCAAGATCCTAAGGTTATGTCTACTGTAGGACAGAACCCAATGGCTCAAGGGATGATGGCCGCACTCATGGCGCACATTGCAGAACATGCTGCGTTTGCATACCGGGCTCAGGTTGAGATGGCTTTGGGTGTACCTCTTCCTACGCTGGATGAAGAGTCCAACGCCCCGATTGCACCTGAAGATGAGAAGGCGCTGGCTCCGCTGATTGCCGCAGCCGCTCAGAGGACGATGGTGCAGAACCAAGCAATGGCCGCGCAACAACAGGCACAGCAGCAAGCACAAGACCCTGCATTGCAGATGCAGCAGGCGGAACTTCAGTTGAAGCAAGCCGAGATGCAGCGCAAGGCCCAGAACGACCAGATGGATTTCCAGATCGCGCAAGGAAAGCTGCAACTGGAGCAGCAGCGCCTTGCATTGGAAGCCCAAAAAGGGCAGGGCGAAGACCCTCGTATGAAAGCCATGAAGGCTCAACAAGAACTTCAGCAGAAGGAACAGATTCACCAACAAAAGATGAGGCAGCAAGTCCAGTCCGATGCGATCAAAACTCGGCAGCAGATGATGCGAACTCAACAAAATAAGGAGTAACCATGACTACTGCGTTTGACGTAGTTATCAAAGAACTGGAAGAGCGCCGCGAAACCATCGCGCAGGCGCTTATCTCAGGTGCGGCAAAAGATTTTGCCGAGTACAAATTCATGACGGGTGAAATCCAGGGTCTTTCACGCGCTCATGCTTTCATAACCGACCTTGTGCGAAAGATGGAAAACGACGATGAGTGAACTACTCCTGAGCGACGGCCAAAACACAACCGTGTTGCCGCAAACCGACGAGGAAAAGGCCCGACAAGTGCCTGATCCTGTGACATACCACCTGCTCTGCGCTCTGCCTAAAGCGGAAGAAGCGTACGAAAGCGGTCTGGTCAAAGCAGGGCAGACCATGCACTTTGAAGAAGTGTTGAGTCCAGTTCTGTATGTCGCCAAGATGGGGCCAGACTGCTACAAAGATCCACTGCGCT